CTTGATGGCCGCAGCGGACGGCTTCGGACGAGACGGATCCTCGACATGCGCCTGATACTGCCGATTCCATTCGGCAAGAGCCCAGTTGTAGACGAAACGAGCCGTGCCCGCCGCCTTTCTGAAGTACAGCTCCTGATCAGGCGTCGGGTTCAGGCGAATCCGATGACTCAGCGTCGGCATCGCGCATCACGTCCTTCAGCTTGGCCTTGTAACGCCGCAACCCGTAGAACCGGGAAGAGAAACAGTGAACGATCGCAAGCAGGTCCTGAATCATCTCCTGATCCGGTGACAACTGTTGCTGATTGAGCACGGTAAGCGTACATCCGTGGTTCCCGCAGAACCACTCGAACCAGTCATACCCGAACCGGCACAGCCGGTCTTTATGAGCGACCTGGATTTCTCGAACTTCACCGTTCTCCACCGCGAGCATCAGCTCCCTGAACCGCTTACGCGTGAACGAAAGTCCTCCACCGATCTCTTCCACATACTCGACTCCTGCAATACCGTTGATTCGGTTGTACTGTTCCACCGCCGCACGTTGATTTTTCAGATCCACCCGTTGCGCAGCTGTGGATACGCGCAGATAAGCGATGCGGCGTTTCGGTTTTGCGGTTTCTTCAGCCTGTTTGCCCAGAAACAGTTTCAGCTGGTCTTCCGTGTAGTACCGACGGTTCGTTGACGTGCGGTTAGCGACCAACGTCCCGTCCCGATCCCATTTCTGGAGGGTCTTTACGTGCCTTTTTAGAATTCGCGCCGCGTCGGTTATCGTGTAAGTGTCCATGCCTCATTTATAACACACAAAGGCATACAAGTCAACACTTAGAATCGGCCTCCTATTGATAATCGAATGTTCGCCACAGCGGTACACGCCCCGATGTTCCGGCAAACATTTCAACAGCATAGTTCGCAAAGAGTCGAAGCCTTGGAAATACTAATGTCCAACCCCATACGCAACGGCACACGGTACCGGTACACCCCTATATATATATAGGGGTGTGTACCGGTTGTACCGTTTGCTTGCCATTGACAAGTATCCGGTGCATGTACCGGCACTGTGCCGTTGTGCCGTTTCGCCAACTCCTGGTTATGGAAATACTATTGCTATGAAGGGGAGTGTTTAATGGGAAATATCCTAGTCGTCGAACGGGCTTGCGCACGTCAGTTTTTGAACGAAGATCGCTTCGTCGATGTTCGCATCCACGCCTTCGGGAAAGTAGATGTTCGGATCATCGTCGTCCGTCCTGATGAGGCGCTTCTCCAGCAGGCTTTTCCTCACCCGTTGGAAAGCCACCTTCTTGGCGTTCACGCTGTCCGATACGTGCGCCTTGTAGAACTCGGCCCGCCACGCCTCCGCCTCCACCCCGGCGAAGCGCCCGTCGCGCACCATGCCTCGCGTCTCGGCGGCCAGACGGAAAGAAGACATGGCTATCCGCTGAATGTCGGACAGCTTCTCCCCCTTCTCTCCGGAGTCTCCCGGATCGGTTCCGCGCACGATCACGGCGCTCGTCACCTGTTCGCCGTCCTCGTCGTACCAGCCAGGAAGAGCTATCCCCTTCATCAGCCTCGCCCACGTCGGCTGCGGCTCCTCCGCGTCCTTCATCTTCCGGCAGATGATCTGGAGACTCTCCTTGTCCTTGTTCATCACCACGCTACTCTCCATGTCCAGAGCGGCCTTCCACGCGGACGAACCGCGCGCCCTGTGCTGCGCCTCCTCGCTGACGCCCGTATGGTGCACCAGCAGAACGGAGCATCCATACTCCTGCTGCAATCCGGCACAGGCGTCGATCATCACCTTGGCGTCCTGTGCGCTGTTTTCGTCCCCGTGCAGAAACCGATGCAGCGTGTCCACCACGATCAATACCGGTTTCGTTCCTATGGCGTCGATGTGGCTTTTCACCTTGAGCCAGCCTTCCGGCGTGTTCAGATCGCAACCCGAAGCCGACACGTGCAGATCGACGACATCGGGATTCACCTCGTAATACTTCAGCCACGCCGCCACGCGGGAGCGCAACCCGTGGTGCCCTTCACCGGCGAGATAGATCACCGTCCCGTTGCGAATCTTCGCTCCCTCCCACTGGAGCATCGTATCGGAGGAGGCTATCAGCATCGACCAGTGCAGGACGAGAAACGTCTTGCCGCACCCCGACGGGCCGTGAACCATCATCAGCGCCCCCGACGGCAGCCAACCTTTGATCAGCCATGTTATCGGCGCGGGCTGCTTGGCGAACTCCCGCACCGGAACCAGCCATCCGTCCAGCGGAGGGGCCAGCAATCGCTTCAAGTCCCCTCCGCGCTGCGCGAAATCGTTCGCGTCACCTTCTTCCGGAGGAATAATCATCCGCGCCCCGTACTTGTCGCAGGCGGCCTTCGCCGCCTTCTGCCCGACGCCGCTTTCGTCGTTGTCGCCTACAACCACAATATCCGTCCTCGTTCCGTTCCGCTCCCGCACGAATCCCGTCGCCTCAACCATATTATGCGCGCTGAAGGCGATGACGACGGGTTTCCCCGTCGCCTCGCGGATACTCGCCGCCGTAGCGAACCCCTCCGCCACGAATACCGGCGAATCGTCGAGATCACCCAGGACACAGACGTTACCGCCCACCTCTCCCCCGGTATGAAATAGCTTCTTCCCCTGGGGATGGATGTATTGGATGCTTCGGAGATCGCCTTCCGGCGAATGCACCGGGATCATCAGCGCCCCGTCGCCGGAGACGCGCATCCCGTGCGGCTGAATCCCCTTCTTTTTCAGATACGGGTGTTCCGTCGTCGCTGGCGTCCCGTTCTCCCAGATACGTTCCACGGCCTGTGCAACGCCGTCGTGGAGCTTCGCCAGTTCCTTGTCCCGAATCTCCCGCGCAATTTCTATATGGCGTTTTCGCGCGGCGACTTCCTCGTAATCCAAGTCTCTCCCCACGTCCGCAGTCCACGGAACATTCAGATCGAGCCGCCAGTCACCGAAGCGTCCCGCCGGAATCTTGTCGGCAAAGGCCACGTACCACCCCGACTTATCCTTCTTATTCCCGTTGTTGAAGCGGTGTATCTTCCCGTCGAGGAAAATTTCATCCGGCGGCTCCAACCCCGCATCCTCCATCGCCAGGCGAAGTTGCTCTTCGGGGGGATCGAACTTCGGGAAATCCCACGGCCCGTTCAGAATCGCCGTCAAGTCAGCCATGCTTCCACCTCCCTCCGCGCCTGTTCCATTCCGGCGCAGATGAACACCGTATAGCCCTCTTTCTCAAGATAGCTCTTCCATGACTGCTGCTCCGGCGATACGCGCCCGCCGGTAATCCGCTTCATCTCGATCCACACGCGCCATGCGGGGATAAAAAGGTCAGGCACCCCCCGCGCTACGCCTTCGGCCTTGAGACGGCAGGCGACAGACGGACTGCGAGCGCCGCCGTTCGGAATCGCTATGATCCGCACGTCCGGGAACTTGCGCCGGAACCACTGAACGAATCCGCACTGCTCCTCGTGTTCCGTCGGTATGGATTCAACCTCCGGCGGAGGCGCTTTCTTCGACGTCCGCCTCATCCCCACACCTTCCCGACAACGCGATAGTACTTTCCTTCCCTTTGAATCGTGATTTCCTTCGGAGGGACAGCACATTGCATGGTTTCGACCACCTCGTCCAAATCGTATGGATTTCCAACCGTCACGCCGCAATTCCTCTCCATCCGCCGCAGCGCCGACAACGCCTTCTGCGCCGCGTACCCGCCGTGAAGCAGGCAAAGATATTCATCCACGGAATCCGAATGTCCATAGTACGTCACCCGCACAAGTTCCTTCCCGCTCGCCGCAGTATGCCGTCGCCAGCGCCACTCCTCCACGCCGAACGACGACGGGCCTCCCATGATGTCCTCGTTCCCGAGAACGTATCTCTTCGGCGGCGGAGGAGGGAACGCCCACCCGCACGCCGGACACACCTTCGCGGACAGGTGGACGAGTTCCTGGCATTGCTCGCACAGCTTCACCGGCGCCTCGCCCTTCTTGTCGCCCTTCCGCTTCGGCGGGATCACGTCCGTGATCGGCCCGTGACGGCGCACGTTCCCGGCGAAGTCGAGAAGGAGACAGTCGGACACGTGCTCCTTCGGACGCATACCGCGCCCCGCCGACTGGATATAAAGAACAACGCTCTCCGTAGGGCGCGCCATGACCAAAACGTCCGTATTCGGCGCATCGAAGCCTGTCGTAAGCACCGAGTTATTCGTCACCACCCGCACGCGCCCGGCCTTAAAATCTTCGAGAATGCGCGCGCGCTCCTCTGAATCCGTCTCCCCGAGAACCGCCTCCGCAACCTCCCCCTTCTCCCGGAAGAGATCGCGCATCGCATAGGCGTGCTGCACGCCGGAGCAAAAGACGAGAATCGAACGCCGTCCTTGCGCAATCCGAAGCGTCTGTTCCACCATCGCCTCGTTGTTGGCTTTCGTGTTCACCATCTCCGCCAGTTCCGATTCCACGAAGTCGCCGCCGCGCCGCTTCACACCGTCCACCGAAAGAAGCAGCTCCATTCCTTTGGAGCGGAGCGGGGCAAGGTACCGTTGCAAAATACATAACAATTCCTATGTATTCATGCCGACTCTTAACTGCGGTCGGCTTCCTGCTTCACTCCGCTCCCTTTGGCCTAGGCTACTCGGGCTTTTACAGCGGTCCACAGGCATAAATTCGGATGCAACGAAGTCCTACATAGAACCACGCCTCGTGTCATGCGACGTAGTTCTCCAGATTAAGAGCGGCATTAAAATCACGATCAATCGACATTCCGCAATGCGGGCAGTTGAAAATCCTGTCTTTCAACTTGAGTCCCTTGTGTATCGCTCCACACGCACTGCACTTTTTAGATGACGGGAAGAATCTGTTGGCAACCACCAACTCGATGCCTCGTTCCTCGCACTTGTATTCAAGCTGGGCTCTGAACTTGTAAAAGTTCTGCTCAGCCACGGCTCTCGCCAAGTGTCGGTTTTTCATCATCCCGCGCACATTCAAGTCTTCGACCACTATTCGACTTGGGAGAAGATCGGCAATCTTCGTCGTCGTCTTATGCGTATAATCGTGTCGTATCGAGGCGAGACGCGCGTAAAGCCTCTTACACTTCTCATAAGCCTTTAGACGATTCTTCGATCCTTTCGTCTTCCTTGCCGCCAGTCGCTGCGCGTGCTTCAAATGTCGATTCAATCGCTTCACCTTGCGTGTTTTGTTGATGTTAGGGAACACCATCTTGTCCCCTTCACAAGAAACCACGGCAAGGTCTTTAATGCCTAGATCAACTCCAACGGAACAATCCTTGAGCGCATAGTCTTGTTTTTCGACTTCCATCGCGAACGATAATATCCACTTGCCGTTCTCGTAGGAGACTCTGGGATTGTAAAACTTGCAAACATCCCTACCCTGCGGCAGTTCATAATCGGTCTGTATCTCCACATGCCCGATTTTGAGAAGGATAGCACACCCGTTCGTAAAATAAAGTTTTTCGTTCGGTTGTGCGAAGGATGGCTTACACCTGTCCTTCTTCTTGAACTTGGGGTGTCCCTTCATATCGTAAGAGGTCAACTTGCGCTTTCGCCTCTTCGCCTTTTCGAGAGTCTTTGTTGTAAACTTCTCTCCGCTTTTTTGGATGCGGAAGAAGTTCTTGTAGGATGTCATCAAGTCGAAGAGCGCGAAGACGGGAGACTTGGACGACACGTTGTTCAGCCACGCATATTCGTCCTGTTTTTTGAGCTTGAGAAACTCGCTTCGCAGATCGTACTCCCCAAGCAACTTCTCCCCGTCCTCGAACCGTTTCATCTGAAGCGCAAGCCCCCAATTCCATGCGAACCGGGCCACACCCGCATTTTGCCATAGCAGAGATTCTTGTTCCTCCGTTGGAAGGAGTCTTACTCTGAATCCTTTCATCATTCGTTGTTCACCTCCCCTCTGTGGGTTAAACCCCAACACACAGAAATTATAGCAAGGAGGCTCCGAATTGTCAAGATACATTTGGAACTGTCATAGTATTTTGCGTGTTCAATGCGGGGCGCTATTCCGCACCAGTTCTCTTACGAACTTCTGCATGTTTCCATGCAGCGCAGACTATATCTTCATCCACTTTTTGTGGAGCCGACCTTTTCGGGACGCTTGTCCCTACTCCCTCTCGGGATAGTCGTTGAACGTTCTCCTGTTCGGAGCTTCGCTGCTGAAGACCCATTGTTGCCGCACTTAGGCTTACGCCTTATGCGATCCCGAAGATTTTTTCTACTTTCGTCACCATCACGCTCAGGCTTATTTCATCCTCACGTTGTGGTTCTTCGAGCTTTAGGGATTGCCAGCAATTAGATCGGTTGTCGCCCGGACTTTCACCGGACGCTTCATGCTTGTCGCCAAGCATGGAGGGCTTTCAAAGTACGCTTGGATAGGATTTTGTCAAGAAAAGGTACCTATCCGGATACTATGTTGTTACCCCCGCTCCACCAGCTCCCCTATGCGCACCGGTTCAATCAGAGCATTAAAGAGCGCCCCCCCCTCCGTGATCAAGCCGTGTCCGAGCCTGTACGGAGTCGCCGTCAGTCCGATCACGCGCAGAGAGGGGTTGATCGCTTCCAGCTCGTTCAATAGATTCCGGTACATGCCTTCGTCCTTGTGATTCAGTAGATGGCACTCATCCACGATGGCGATATCGACATATCCGATTTCGCTCGCCTTCCGATACACCGACTGAATCCCCGCCACGGTGATCGCATCCACGTCACGGCATCCAAGCCCCGCCGAGTAGATGCCAAGAGGCGCGTCCGGCCAGAGAATCCGTATCTTCTCCGCGTCCTGTTCGAGCAATTCCTTCACATGGCTCAGAATCAAAATCCGCGTACCAGGCCACGAAGAGAGCGCGTCCCGGCAGAGTTCCGCCAAAATCACGCTCTTCCCAGCACCTGTAGGCAGCACCAAGCACGGATTCCCCGTGTCATTCTTGCGGAACCAGTCGTAGAGAGAGTCAATCGCCTGCCTCTGATAGTCGCGCAGAATCATTGCAAAGCGGCTATTTCGCGAAGAGCGCTCTCCGGGATGCGCCACAATCTCCCCGTGCGAACACCGCGTATCTCTCCGCTTCTGAGCCGGAAGTACATCGTCATCTCATGAATGTTGAGATACTCCGCCGCTTCCTTCACGGTGTAGAGCTTGTCCGGCCTTTCCACCGGCCTCCCTCCGGTCAGCCCGCAGCGTTTCTCCGACTGCACCCATACCGCGCACGTCTCACGCAGACACTCCAGCCTCGACACGGGGCACAGGACTTTCATCGTCTCCATCCACCTCCCAACCAATCAACCCGAGCAGCTCCTTCGACGAATGCACCGTCGCTCCCGGCAGTCCGTTTTTGACAACCTCTCCGTCGATCTCGTACATCGCCGTCAGTCCATCGTCCGACGGAAGCCACTTCCACGGCACAAGATCGGGATGGAGTACATGCCCGTCGCACCCCTCGCGCTGTGCGTCCACCGGTATTTCTTCATTCCCGTACCGGGCGCATAGCCACGTGCTGTCTTCCGTTGGCGTAGAAAGCGCGCACGTGCGGCAGTTGATCTCCTTCGTTAGCTTCGACTCGAAACAAACCGAGTGCGCCGGGCAGAAGCGACACTGATACCATGTCGAATCCGTCGAAAGCGGCTCCGGCATGCGCTCACACAGCGTCAGTCTTCGGCCCCGATCCACAAGCGCCTTCGCCGCCTCCTCGTCGTAGCGGACGCGGTCCGTGTAAATCTGATCGTCGTCCTTGCAGACGGCGAAGTAGAGCGCGCGGTCGATGCCGGTACCGTGCATGTAAACCTGCATCTGACACCAGTGTTGCGGTTTCGCTTCCCGCACGCCCTTGTCGCAGAGTGCCTTGAAGGACTTCAGCGAGTGCGTCTTGCACTCCAGAACGTGTCTCTTCGCCGGGGCCTCGGGAACGCCCTTCTCGATGATGCCGTCGATACTCCCGGAGACATGCGCTCCGAAGTCCACCCGCGACTGCTCCGCCCCCGTCGAATGCACTTCCATCCCGGCGGCGCGGAGGTCGGAGACGATCAATTCTTCTTCCCTCTGCCCGCGCCGGAAGAGACGAAGCATCCTGCCGTTGAATTTCTCCACCACCGCCCACCGGAACGTCAGCCAAAGCCACCTGTCGCACGGATGCCCCAGAAGGGACGCGCCCATGTGCGGGCGCGGTCCCTCCTGATGCTCTTCATGCCACTCGTCGATTTTGGCGGCTACGGTGTGAATACTCTCCGGAATTTCCGCCATCGTATCGTCACTTCTTCCACGGAGCGCTTGCCGGAGCCGTCGCCGGAGCCGCTTTCGCAGCCGGGGCGAACTTCTGCGCCGGGGCGAACTTGCTCTGCGGGGAAGGCCCCATCATGACTGGCGCGTCTCCGTCGATGGGCTTGAACCCCTTCACGTCGTTCTGATCGCCGTACTGTCCTGTCGTATCCTTGCGGATGCCCACCTTGATCTGCACCGCGTGACCGACGAGCTGGTCGGTGTCGCGCAACCTGTCGGTAATTCCGATGCACTTGCACAGCGAGCCCAGCTGCGCCTTTCCGATCTCCTCGGCTCTCGGGCTGGCGTTCCTGATATTGAGATTGCCGAAAACGCAGCGCCCCTGATGCGTCGGGCCGGCGATGTCGTAACGCACATTGATGTATTTCCCGGAGGAATCTTTCGTATCCTTCAGTTCCGCCGCCACGATCGTCGCCTCGTACCACCCCGCCGGTATCGGGTCGGGAGACGACTCTTCGGGAAGTTCCTCTATAATGATTTCTTCGTCAAGTATGGCCATGTTCTACTCCTCCTCAAGTGTGATTTTGACGGACGCCTTGCCCGGCGTCACCGTAATCGCCCGCTCCAATTTCGCCGTCACTTCGGCGGGAGCGCCCTTCCACCGTTTCGCATCCACCTCCGGCTTCCACCGGAACAGTTCCGGCAGATACTCCTCAAGTCCGAACTCGCGCGCCGTCGCCTGAAGCACGTCGCTGTCCACCTTGCGCGTGAACCGCCGGGAGATCACAACCTTGAACTCCCCATCGCGCTCCGTCTCCGAACCCTCCCACTGCTCCGGCAAATGGGAAGTCAACATCTCCTCGATCTCGCGCCGCTGCGTCACGGCAAGCTCTTCCTGACGCTTGAACTCCCACCACAGCCGCATCAGATCGTGTCGGCTCTCAGCCGGGGAGTGCGCCTTGATCACCTTCCCGTCGCGGGCGATGAATCTCCTCTCAGACTCCTCCTTCGTCGCGCCGCGCACGGGGGCTTCAGAAAGGTTGAGCATTCGCAGCGCCTCCGATCTTCGCAATCACGCCCCCGAGATCGGGAGCTTCCCACTGATCCAGCGCGCCGGAGCGATCCTTCGCCGTCCAGATGCCGTCGGGGATGCACATCAACATCCGTTGCGGAACGCCCTCGTTGTCCTTCTCCACCCGCAACGCCAGCACCTCGTCGAAGAAGTAGGGGAGCTGCTGTCCTACCTTGTTCCCAGGCATGGAAGGAGCGTACAAAATCCGCCCCATCTCGTCCTGGGCTTTCTCCAGCTTCGCCGAAAAGTACACGTGCTTGCCGGGGAGATCGCGGAAAGCGCGGATCAAGTCCGTCATCTGTTCGCCCATTGCTCCATAAGCGGCGCGTCCGTCTTTCTGTGTTTTCTTCTCAGCCGAAAGCACCACCTCGGCGATTTCACTGATCGAATCCAGCGCCACAGACTGAAACTCTCCCGCCTCTTTCGAGCCGACGAGCCACTTGTACGCCTCGTCCAAATCCTTCATGCACCCGATTTCAATGTACGGAATATCCGTCCCGGCGATGGAGAGCAGTCCGCCCTCCGCCGAGAGAATCACCGGATTCGGCAGCGATGGGATCAAACACGTCTTCCCCGCTCCCGCCTGCCCGTACACCAAAACCTTCACCCCGTCCGCCGCTATGGTGCTTGTTCGTTTCAGATTGATTGC